TTATATCGCTGCTTGATTCTTGTTTTGTATCTTGCGTTTCTTCTGGACCTTTATTTAATATTGAAGGTTCAGTACTAAGTGAACTATCATTAAATGCATCTTGGAATGAATCATCTTCTATATTAGCTAAACTTTCAGGTTCTGGATATTTATCTAATGGTCTATTATTGTAATCAATATTTTTATTTATTCTTTCAGTTAAAAAATTAGAATAACCACCACTTTTTAAATCAGATATTTCAGTTGAATTGTAGTTCATGTTTTCAAATGCTTTAACAAGTGTATTTGCTTCTTTGAGATCTAATTCGCTACCGGAATCTTTTATTTCTGAAGTAAGAATTTTAGAAATTGAATCATCAGAATAATTTCCTTGTTCTTTAAGCCTTGTGTAAATTTCATAAGCTTTTAATTTATCAATTGGCACTAGAACCCCCTAAAGAATTTTTTCTTTTTTTATTTGATAAATCAGAATCTTTATTTTTCCCTAAAATTCTTTTTCGTGATTCTTCAAATTTAGCTTTAGCATAATCAGAAGATTCATTTTTTCTTTCTATTTGTTCTTTAGTTTTTTTAAATACTTCTTTAGGAGTATTGTTTTGGGATACTGCATAAACTTCATTGTATTTCTTTTCTATTTCATTTTTATTTGGAGAATAAACAATTGAACTTTGCAAACCATTGTCTATAGTAAAAGAGCGATGACCATTCTCAGTTCTAGCCATCATTTCATATCCTGATATAGTTCCATCATCCCTTTCACTAAGCCTGCCTGTAGATACTAAATCAACATCATATAATACATCTTCTTGACCGCGTCGATGCTGAACTACCGTAAGACCGCCATTTTTAAGATATTTTTTTAATTTTGTTAGCTCCTTTACGCTGCCTTCTTTATTATTTTCAAAATAGTTTTTCAGTTTAATAATCTGCTCATGATTTATAGTTCCTTTAGTCTCAAGCCATGTATCCCGTCTACCTTGCTCGTATTGTTTTTTCATTTCTAATACTTGAGTATTAAATTGTTCCGCCATATCAGAATGTATTACGCCCTTATAATCAGAACCTATACCTAACTTTTTCTCTATAGGCCAATATGTTATTTCCGGTTCTTTATTCATGTTGGTTCTTCCGTACGCATCATTTAAAGCGCGAGAAGTTGTTTTTTTAGCAGCCTCTATATCCCCACCATTTGTAACAAAAGATGCATGTAATAATTTATTCGCCTTAAGAGATAATAAAGGTAAATTTCTAACTGGAAGCTTTGGATTGTAGTTAAGCATCCCTAAGGTTGTAGCCTCCTTAGATTCTCCTTTCAGTCTTTTGTTAGATAAAACTTTGCTCCAGCTATTCTCTATAGCTTTTCGTCTTTCCTCACCACTTCCATCTACAGCTTGAATAGCATTCGCAGCAGCTTGCTCAGGTGACTGTTGTCTAACTTCTCTATTAAGATTATATATATCCATAATAGACATTGTTTTTAAGTCATTAGCTACTCCCTGAACTTTTCTTACTCCGCCCGGTTCGCTAACAATAGAGTCAAATGCCTGTGATGCTCTGTCAATGGAATCCGGGTCTCCACTAGCAACCATACCTTTAAGTTGTGAGGTATATTCGGGTACTTCTCCACTGATTTGATTAATAGCTTGTGTTCTTGCTTCAAATGCATTTAAAGGTTCCATGCTAGCGGAGTTCGTGGATTCCTTTTGTATCTGTCCAGCTAAATAACTTAAAACGTCATTTTTTTCTTTAGCAGTAGCAGTTGCAAAAATTTCGGGGTTATTTGAGTTCTTACTTAAATATGCAGTCGCATTATCTTTTTTTGAAGCCTTATGCAACTTGTTATAATATGTATTCATAGATGAATTAAAAGTTAACGTATCAGTGTTATCTTTTAAACTTTCTATATCAGTGGAGCTTATGCTAGTTGGGTCTTTAGTAGCCTTAGCAACAAAATTTGAACCGGCAATCTTTATATTAGTATTTTGCTTTTTAACAATACCGCTAATATATGAAGAAACAGCCTTGGACGCTGTTTGCCATTGGTCATTATTCATATCAGATGGTTTTTTAGTTGAGAAATCATCTATCCATTTAGATAAATTACCTTCTGCATCCGACTTTAATGCACTATTTATATACTTGCCATTCAAATATGTTTGATCGGCTGTAGCATTAGCGCTTCTTTCTTGAGTCCTACTTATATACCCCTGCTCTCTAAATGTTTTATTTGATTCTTTGGCACTTTCAGTTAACATCTTGCCAACTTCAATTTTGCCATTTATAGTAGTTTGAGATATATTTTCATTGCCATCCTCTAAAGATAACTTCCATGCTTCTTTTGTATCTTCAATATTCTGACTTATAAGTTTATTATGCAAAGAAAAGCTAGCATTCTCCATTGCATTAGCCATCTTGAATTTTAATTCTGGCCTAATGTTTTCAGGAGCATTTTTTGCTATAGAATCCAACCCGGAAGTAACATTACTTTCAAATTTAGTAAGTAATTCACCAGTTAGTTTTGGAGCTCTCGACACCTCTAATTGCGACTCATGGATAAGCTTATTTGCCTGCATTCCTAGAGTCATCTCCGCCTGCTGCGAATATGCTTTTTGATAAGATTCATCAAAAGATGTTATAGCCGGTAGTGTATTTCCACCATAAGGATTAAGACCATCCTTGCGACCCATATTTTCAGCTATCGCACTAGAACCTTTTAATGCAAGATTAGCCCCAATTTCGGTTATCTGCTTGCTAGCTTGAGCTTGAGATTCAAAAGCTCCAGAATAACTACCCTCTGAACCCAAAGATAAATGTTGTCTGGATTCATATTGAGGTATTTCATTTGCCATTATGCATCCTCCATACCAAAGCTTCCATTAGATTGTGCGCCAGTAGTCTTGCCAGGGTTTTTAAAGTATGACTCAAGAGATGAAACAGGAATATTTTTTAAAGCATTCACTCCAATATCTGTAACATCTTTTCTATTTTTTGCCATCATATCAATATAAGATTTTACGTTGCCTGATTTCAAATCAATAGCTTTTGACATGGTATTTAAAGTCCTGAATCTTTCGTCTTGCGCAAACTTTTGATTGGATTTTTGCGATATGGCAACAGCTTGAGAAGAATCAGTAGCCATGCCCCTGGCAGCCATTATAGCGGTCTGTGTACCCAATGACTCTCTTAATGAATCTATAGCTGCTACTGATTCAGCCTCGCTAGCAGCATTTAAAAGCTCAAGATTAGAAGCAAGTGCAGCATCATCTAACTGCATCCCAAGCTTGCGATATTTTTTAGAGCTATTAGCGCTAACGCCTTGAGTAACAGCACCAGCAGCCATCATTGCAAGGCTAATCATGGTTACAGGTTCCATAATTTCTCCAGTAAAATTATATGTCTACAGTATAGAATACGCCCAGCAAAGTGAAATCAAAAGGATCGTTATGTAAAAATGACCATGAAGGATTATTGAAATCCTCCCATCCATGCATAAGAGCCATTTCAACAAATCCTCTTGCAGGCTTTGGAGGCTCTCCAATGCTAAATTGATTAGTCGTGTTTAATGCAATCGGCTTATTATTTATAGTTCCGCCGATAGTATCAGAAAACATAAACTTTGCAGCGCGTATGTGTTTGGGGTTTAATAAATTAGTTGAGTTAGCAGCGGTAGCCGTTAAAAAAGATAGTGGCAATGGCTCCACTTGTGATTGTATGGGATAACCTACATAAGCCTTGCTAACTTCTTGATTAGAACCATAGGAATCAAATGTAAACTCATTATCAAATACCAGTCCTTCAAACCCATAACCATCACCAATAGCTTTTACATCTTGTGTATTATGATAAATTAAATTACTAATTGTCGAAATAGGAGTGCCTTCATACTCAATAGCAAAATCTAGCCTTACATCATTGCTAAGCTCTTCTATAAAATAATCATAACTTAAAGGATAAGTTGTTATATTATTTCCTGTGCCAGCATTATTAATAACTATTGCTGCCTCTTTTTTTAAAGCATCTTCTTGAGTAAGATATATTTGTATATATCCAGTGCTAACTTGTATCGCCCAATACTGAGTACCAACTACAATTTGTGGGCTTGTTACTAATGGGGTAGATGCATTTATAGCAAACTTAACGGCAACTGGTACAGTTGTCGAAATTGAAGTGGAAGGAACATTAAAAGCGTTTAATGATGAACTAAATCCTGTTATTGAAAATGAAGAAGGAGTTCTTGTCGGTACCTGACGTTGTGTTAAAAACCAGCATCTTCCATCTTTATCTGATGCAGCTTTTCTATATTTCGCCTGTCCATTTTGCTGGTAAAGACTTGCTAATGTCCACCCTGATACTTCCTCTGATAATAAACTTTGATAAATGGCCATCGTGCCATCGTCATTAGTTATAAAAGTATAATTAGTGGCTATGCCTTCCATTGATTGATAAGTGTCTTCATCTGCCGGATTTCTTATTAAGTGCTCACTCATAACAGATATAGCACTTGATTGATAAGCTGATAAAGTATTATCCCAGATTAATGAGAAAACATTATCTCCTGCAACCATGACGAGCTGATTATCAATATCTTTTGGCTGTAATGTAATTCCTGATATAGAATCCTGCAAATACATTGAAAATGTTGTGGGGGTAATAGCTCTTTCAACATCGCTTCCAGTTGAAAATATACCTGTACCCATTTGTACAGTAAGGCTCTTATATGGCGATATGAAATTAATAACACTTGCATTAGAAGCATTAGGAAAATATGAAACTGAATCTGTTGGATCAACATCATATTGGCTAAAATCACTAAAATCATTTATAGCACTTCCCCATAATCCACCCGGTAAAGTCGCAGTATTACCAAAAAATGCCCTTGATTGATAAGAAGCACAAACATTAGGCCATCCGCGTTTTGCATTCCATGCAGTCTCTGCTAAATATACATTCCTACCTTCAAATGATGTAGTACTACCAAATGTATTTATAATTTCTATCGTAACACTCGTTGCGCTAGCCCTGCTTAATATGCTCGCAGTTCCACCAGCAAAAGCTATAAATACACCACCTACATGTTCAGTAGTAAATACAGCTGCACTAGCTGTTAAAGTAGTTCCAGATATAGTAAATGTTATTGCGTTATAATTTACATCCTTAAAATCATGTGTGGGCGGATGCTTAAACCCAACATTTACAAGAGACCATTGATTCTGGATTTTAAAATTCCTATTGCCCGTACCTTGAGTATTAAACAAAATTGGATCGTTACCATTTTTAGCTTTTTTTGATGTTTCATAAACCCTTACAGTATTTCCTGTAGCTGAGGTTTTAATAAAGTAGGTAACACTTTCTCTAATCTGAGGTGTAGTAGTCGGTAAAGTGCCAGTTCCAGAATAAAATTTTACTGGATATATTGTTAGAGGAACTCCAATTGGGGGAGAAGATACAGTTATATCAAACTTAGGTGATGATATTGTTGGAGTAATAGCAACCGAATTTTCAGCTCTTTTTAAATCAGTAGGTCTGTGGCTTCTTCTTGCAATCCTGAATCTGTTATCAATAATGCAATGCCTTAATGTAGGCATGTCATCAGTTTTTATTGTTGATGTTGCAATACTAGATACTATAAGGCCTTCAAGATAAATTCTTATGTGACCAGGATAAATCAAAATTTGATATGTACATTGGTTAAGAAATACAAATGATTCAAATCTGACAAATCTATGGTCGATATTTTTAATCTGGGATATATACGATCTAAATAAAGAGCCAAACCTTTTTGTTAAAGCTCCTTGAGGAGTAGGTATTACATTCCTGGCAGTCTTTGAACCGTTAAAATAAGGGCGCGTAGTAACTCGAGCGTACATCAAAGGGGATAGCTCACCCTTACTAAAATTATCTTGAGCCCATAAACGTTTATCCATATCAATTACCTGAATATGTTGAGTCTGATATGCCTCTGCGATTTAAAACAGGAAAATCAACTTGAGAAAAGTTGGGTCTATTTTGAGAATCAGCAGCTTTTGCTTTTGATTCAACCACTAAAAGCTTTTTCCTTATAACCGATACATAATCAGGACTTTGAGCGCTGCTTAAAGCTAAATGATCGGCAACCATATGGCCAATCAAATTCTGAAAGTAAAACGGAAATAAACTTTCATCAGGTTTGAAAACATATTCCATATACATTGGAGTTTCTCCGCCCCAGTTAGAATATATTCTTCTATTTTCATATACCTCATAATCATAATTCTGAGGATATATCCTTATCATTTTAAGATAACCAGCAGGCAATGAGTAAACGTAATTCCATCTATTTGGCGGAGTCTCGTTAAGTTTTGATAACTGGGATATCTGAACAGCAAAACGCCAACTTCCCGTTTCCAGAGATTCCGGCATTAATACATCATAAGCTTGTTCGGCTGCAAGAGTCATAGAATCAGGATTATTTAAATCCTGTATCGGCTTATGCCCCAATATTGTAAGGGCATAAGATATTATTTTTGTTTTACTTGCAGTCATTATCCATCCTATGCAGAAGCGCGTAATAAGCTATAACTAATTATAGCATCATTGCCCGGATCGGCATCAAAAGTAACTGTTAAAGTATCAGCGCTTACTGCAGCCTGTAAAACAGCCACATCATTACTGCCATTATCCACCATAGTAACCTGCGGTAAGTCAGTAGCTAATGCTCCAGTTACAGTAAATGCTTCTGTTGCATTACCGCCAGTGCTAGTAACAGAATCAGCGTATTTAACAACATGACTAGGTGCAATGCCATCGTCTAGGTTCTCTAACGAAACAGCGTCATCAGCAAGCTTAGCATTGGTAACCGCATCATCATCAAGCTTAACAGTAGTAACAGCGTCATCTTGAATATTTGCAGTTCCTACTAAGGCTAAACTAGAAACTGTAACAAGCGTTACTGTAGCAGCTAATCTATCAATAGAATCAACCTGGTACAAAGTAGTACCATCTGTACCAACAATCCAGATTAAATCCTTAATAGCTAACTCGTAAACAGCAGCAGCAAAATAGTCAGCTGCAACAATTTCTGCAACAGTATCAACGCTTGACTGGTAAGAGAAAATAGCAGGACCGTTAATATCAACGCCCTCATATTCAATTACACCTGTATTAGATGCAGCAGATGCCCGCGAAAAATTTCTTATATCAAAAGCCATATTTATCTCCAATTAATAATTATTATAGGCAACTATCGCTAGTAGTAGTGGGATCGTAAGAATCGTCATTATTAACTTTCAATACGCCGTCAACATCAATAACAGTAGACCCTGCAGAAAAAACACCGTTTACTAGATTAGATGTTTTCTCAGGTACATAGTTAATTTCAGTAGAAAAGTTTTCTCCAATAGCTGTACCAAGAGACATTTTGTGCCAAGCAAAAGCAGTACTAATACCACCAGAAGTAGGCAATCCGCCTTCTGGCATTTTAGGAATAATTACCAAATTAAAGCCTAAATATTCACGAGCAAATGCATTATCAATTACGCGATTTTCGGTATAAAGTTTAGAAGTAAACTGTTTTGCATGAAGCAAAGTTCTTAAATGAATCGCTTTCATTGCAACCCATCTTTCATTCAATGGAATAGCATTATCATCAAAATATTGCATAATCTGAGTATATTTATCGTAAGTAAATCCAGTACTATTATTGGCAATAGTTTCTGCTGCTGAATTATTCATTGCATCAATTTTTAATTGGTCGGACATTCTGCCCATTGCCATGCCAATTAATTGCGAGCTTTCCATTTTTGCTTCAACGTTAGTAGTTAAATCCTCTATACGATCAACATAAATTGGAGTGGTAAATTTTTGAAGATTAACTGTTGCAACAGAAAAGCCTGCATCTTGTCCAGAAACTTGCTGTCCATAACCAGTAGGTGTGGAAACAACAGTGCCCATTTTACGAAATTCTACAGACGAGCCAACTACGTCTGAACGTAAACGGCAAGCTTCACGTAATTTAAAACCGGAAGATTGATATGCAGCTTTTACGAAAGAATCATATTCGATTTGATCGATAGGTGATATATTTGTAGACATTATTTTAGCCCTCGTTAGTTAGAAAAAAGATTATCGTTCTAAGCAAGGGCTTGCAGAATATGCGAGTATCGTTTTCACGGTCGCTCTGTCAAGGTGTCCTAATGAACATTTACTAATAATATTGTATCACAATACTATAATTGTCAATTACATTTTACCTTCTTTTTGTAATGCCTTTTCAAGCCTGGCTCTTGTAGCTTGTCTGTATCCTTGGTCAGAAGTATATTTGGATGCATTATTAGTAATTTCTTGCGAAATAGAAGAAGATGTTTCGCTTGATTGTGATGATGAATCATTTCCGCTTGGTACATTTACATCATTAGACATTGCTACGCTCCTTAGTTCCTGCAAGGCTTTGATGCCTTCAGAAGTTTTTATTGAAAATTTTAATGCTTCGTAAGAATCATTGCTAAGATTACCCTTTGACCAATTGTCCAGTATCTCTATCTGGTCTTTATAATCAGGTCCCAGTTTTTCCTTCTCTGCTTCATAGTCAAAAGAAAAAGAATCAAGATAACTATCAAATGATTCAACCATTTTATTTACTACATCTTGAGACACACCTTTGCTTTTTGCAAAAGTTGAAAAATCTTTAAATTGTTCAGCATCTGGTTCTATATATTTAGATGATGATAAATCATACTCATTAGGAGTTTCACCAAATCTGGTTTGTAACTCGTTGTATGCCTTTCCCAATGCTGATGCAGTTTTAAATTTCTCAGGCAACCAATCCGGCCTTTCGCCATCTAGTTCCGTATTATCATCTAATTTCCATTTGGGAGTTTCTTTTTCTTTGTCTGATGATTCATTAGTACTATCTGACTCTGTATTTAAATCTTTATTATCTTCAGGTATGTTTCCAGAATCTTTATTATCTTCAGGTATGTTTCCAGAATCTTTTTTTTCTTCTTGATTGCTGAAGTTAAACATAGAGCCATTATTAGTTAAACTTGTGTCAGTAACACTGTTGTTTTCATCAGTCATTTAACACCCCTGTTTGCTTCTTCTTTTTGCTTGTAAAATATGCATGCATTTTTCATTTGTCTAAATGCATCCTTATACCCTTCAAACCTTATTAAGTCTATTTGAAAGGAATTACTCGCAGGATTAGCTAAGCCCGGATAAATAAAGTTATCTTCAAACATCTTCATTAGATTTTTGCCGTCTTCAGTGCATTCAAAAATACGATAACAAAGAGCGTCCATTCCATCATTAGGTTTTTCACGCTCATTTTTATCTATACTCTCCTGATAGCCTGCATAATAATTAGGTCGGTCTATATAGGGATTACCTGTTGGTTTATCGCTCATTGCTCTGTGCCTCCGCCTTGTTCACCATCTTGCATTGCTTGCTGCACCATAACTTGCTGCTGAATCATTTTAGCCTCTTCTTTTACTTCATCGTAAGGTCTTATCATTCTAGAATCAATTTGTAGCTTGTCAGCTATAATATATGGCAGCTTTTCTTGATTAATATAAAGTTGCGATGTTTGACCCAAAATACCTTGCAGCATTTGAAAGTACTCCCCTATACCGGATGCATCTCTTAACCCTCTGGCTAACTCTAATGGTGATTTATATTTGAACTTAACAGGAACGCCTTCCATCTGAGGCTTAGGTAATATGCCCATTTTATCCAAAACATAAGCGCATCTAAAAATAATCGGCTCTAAAAATTCATGCTCTTGTCTTGAAAATAAAGGACCAATTCTTTGTGCTAGAGTTTGCTCTTTCATAGATAATTCAAAAGCCGTCTGCGGTTGAACGCCCTTTGTATCTGTTGGCTCTTCTGCAAACATAGCTCTTTTAATCTGCAGTCTTAAATCTTGAATCATAAGCTGGCCAAATTCCGGGCTAGCAGAGTTAGGCAAAGGCTGTAATGGAGCAATGGAACCATCAGACATAGGAGCAATTGGAATAACTTCAAATGGCCTTAGCTTAAAAGAATGAGGGTTAAATACAGTGTCTGTAAAGCCCATGTATGGACGAAAAGTATTTAAGTTAGCAGAGGCAAGCTCTATGCGAGCCATCTCATTACAACTTATGATAGACGGCAAAGCATTCATAACAGGACCACGACCCCAAGTCTCATTGTTTGTTTTTTGAAAGCGCCAAACAATACCGGGGTTACTATCTGTCCACTGGCTTAAAAGAAGTCCATTGTCACCATCTACCCATACAGAATATAAAAACTTCTTAGCTTCGCCCGGATAATAAGTTACACCTTCATAAACTTTATTTGCAGTTGCATCAGGATCGCTTTTTAGCTTCTGCTCAAGCGAGTTATTAATTTTAATGCCTTTCCATCTGTCGCCAAGCTCAGCTATTTTTAAATCCTGCCATGTTCTATACCAAGTGTTAATTTTACCGTCAACGCCTTCCTCGATTGCCAGTTGGTCAATAGGTATACTAGTAAACATCAACGGGCTTATATCATTGCCCTGATTTACAACAATAGCAGAAGTTCCACAGCCTAAATCAAAGTAACATTCATTTATTACAACATCGAAATTGGATTTATGAATATATGAAAAAAGTTTTCTGCCGTAAGACTCTAAGATTCCAAGTGCATCCTCTACCATATCCGGATTTTCTTCTGCCCATTTTGTCTCTGGCTCAAAAAATCCCCATTGAGTCTGAGGGGGCGTCATAGCATCCTGCATCTTACTTACAAAAGTATGCATAGCGTCAACAGCGGTAGTGTCGTAAAGGCTTGAGCCCTCAAGGTCTCCCTGCATAGGCTTTGGTTTATAAAATCTATTTCTGAAAGGTATAGCGTAGTGGAAACAAGCCTCAAGAATATTATGCCATAAGCTGGCTATCCCGGATGCTTTTTTATGCCTTTTCCTAATATCATCCAATATATCTTTTTGGTCTTTTGATTTTTTAGGTATAGCAGATGATAGACTTTTATTTTCCATTTAAGCTCCAAGAGTTGTATTCAATCCTTCAGCAATCGGCTGGTCTAAAAACCCACCAGAACTAGTTGCTCTTCTCATTTGTCTTGATCTCGTTCTTTCAAGCGCTTTCTTCTTCTCGGCTTTTTCTTCTTTAATATTTGCGGCCTCTTCTCTAGCCATTTCTAGCTGTTGTTGATACAGACTTATCTGTTCTTGTATTAATGCATTTTGGTGTCTTCTGTCTGCAGAATGCTCGTGAGGTATTTTATTGCTTATTCCTCTTTCAATCTTCTTTAAGCCCTTAGATAGCCAACTCATTTCTTATTCTCCTCGTCATCATTTTTAAGCCAAAAATGAACATATATAGTCTTTTCTTCGTAGTCTTTGCGAGAAATAAAGTGGTCTACCTGCTTAATCTCCCACGGAATCTTCACCAGCTTTCTTAGTGCTTTCAACTGAGAGCGTATCGATTGTGACACTAGCCTTCCTTTCTTCCATAGTTGTTATGGCTTCTTTTAATTCTTGTATTTCATCTTGTAATGATATTAGCTCGTGGGCTTTTAGTCCAACATTTAGTCCTTCCATAACCTGTTTGAACTCAGATGAGCTATATTCACCATTAGAGGCGCCTTCCATTATTTGCTTGTAATGCTCTATAGGTGAGCTGTAAGGGTCTACGGTTAATCTTATTTTTCCATTTTTTGAAATACCAAAGCGAGTCTCCCCAACCTTATCCCAAAGTTTAAAGCTCCATTCTTCATCCTCGGAGCCTAGCTCGCCCTGAATTTCCCATTTGCGTTTGGCAATAGTCATGCCTTTTCTGTAAGCATCTGCAAATTCGGGGTAATTACGTATCCATGACCACATCGTTAAGTCTGATATATCGTGCTTTTCACAAAAAGCGCACGAGCTGCCAGTTGTTTTTGTAAGCACATCTACAATTGATTTTAAATGTATACTTGAATCGTATAAGACTAATCTAGCTTCATTAGTGCTGCTATATGGATTAATATCTAATGGCTTTGTTCTTCTTTTTTTTGTAGTTGAAACAGACAAAAATAGCCTCCGATATAATGTTATACAAGTATAGTACATTATGTAAAACAAAAACACCAAGGCTGGCAACACGCAGAATCAAGAATAAACATAGCTCGAGAAAACGGATGGAACTTCCAAGTCGTACCCAAAGTCAATTTCGAAGACGGCATAGAAGCACTAA